TATCTAATGGCATCACGTGATTTTAGTACGATTGTATCTCGTTTAGCCCCGAGCGTTCCAGGTTGTCCGACGCCTATCATTGAGCAGTATGTTCGTGATGCGGCTATCGAGGCCTGTGAGAGAACTCTAGCTTGGCGCTATGAGCAACCTAAGCTACGCTTAACTCCAGGTGTGTATGACTATGCGTACAGCGCACCGACAGATGCAGAGGTTCACGCATTCCTAACAGTAACTGTTAATGGGCGCAAGTTAGCACCTGTTACTATTGAACACCTACACGACATACAACCTAAGTGGCCTGAAGCAACAACGGATGAACGCTCAGAGCCTAGGTATATAACTCAACTCGATGCCGATAACTTCGCATTAGCCCCCGTCCCTGACGATGCAGTGAAGTACGATGTTAAGATGATTGTAGTATTAAAGCCACTACGCACAGCTACTAAGATGGATAAGTCAGTCTTAGATGAGCTAGAGAATGTAATTATGCATGGTGCGCTACAACACCTACTTGTCCTCCCTAATAAAGACTGGAGTGACAGAGAGCTAGCAACATACCATGCGAAGCAGTTTTCATTTCAAATTTCAGAGCGCAGAGCTAGAACAACCTTAGGTGCTGCAAGAGCGTCTATGACTGTTGAGATGCGCCCACTAGCTTGAGGATAATATGGCTGATGTAATTAAATTAGTAAAGGGTGATGAGAAACCAATAATTGTTTTAACATTAACGGACGACGTTGCAGGCGGGGCGTTAGATTTATCTGTCGCATCAACAGTTGTTACAGTTAAGTTTAGAGCTGTGGGTAGTACGACATTATTATCTACTATCTCAACAACTAAGTTAGATGGCGGTACGACGGGTAAGGTACAGTTTGACTTCAGCGGAGGTGTTTTAGATGTCGACGCAGGCGCCTACGAGGGTGAGATAATCGTGACGTACGCCACTGACGTACAGACAGTATATGACACATTAAGGTTTAGGTTAAGAGAAAATTTCTAGTGAATATAAAGTTTACATCAGCAGTATCATCAATTATATTAGCCTCGGCTTCGGTGTCGAGTGCTTCTGCTGTAAAGACTGAATATTCTATAGGCCTAACCGCCGCACCAGCAACTTCAATTAGTGCGACAGCATACATAGTCCCACTTACTATACTAGAAGCACAGACAGTTACAGCATCGGATATAGTTAATACAATCGCTGTAGTTAAGAGTGAAGAAGAAACTTTATTAGCCTCAGATGACCTAACAGTTAACGTAACTAAGGTATTTGCAAGTTCAGTTACAGCAGACTCAAGCCTTAATAAGATATTCCTCTCCTCTGTCGACTTCGATATGAGCGACGACGATGTAGACCCTGACCCGGTAACTGTTGTAGATGCTACAGCATTTGACCTAGGTAGGGCAATATCTGAAACACTCACAGCAAGTGATAGCATAAGTAATGAAGCAGGAAAGGTTATATCAGGTGATTCAGTGTCCACGGCAGACGCTATAAATAAGAAAGACATAGGTACAGGCCCCACTGAAACCCTAACAGCTTCAGACTCAGATGCTAAAGCTGTAACAACTACTACATCATCAACAGCGATAGCAACAGATAGTGCGGCTAAGACTGTTAATATTACTGAGGCATCTGACGTAACAGTCACAGCAGTAGTAAGTAAGATATTCCATTCATCAGTTGACTTCGACATGAGCGACGCTGATATCGACCCTGACCCAGTCTCTACAACAGACAGTACAGCGCTTAGCCCGGCGAAGAGTACAACGAGCACACTCACAGCAACAGATTCTGACGCGAAGAGCATAACCTCTACAGCTACGTCAGCTGCATCGACAAGTGATAGCGTCGCTACTAACCCTACAAGCAACCAGACTGAGACCTTAACGGCTTCTGACTCTACAGTCACTAACCCTACTTCTATCCAGTCTGACCTTATTACAATGGCGGACGTACTCAATACGTTTACCTACAACAAATATGAAACTGATATAGTGACAGCTTCGGATAGTGTTGACTCATTCGATATTACAAAAGCAATTACGAGCGCAGTATCTACGACCAGTACGATTGTTAAGCAATTCACATCAGCAGTCGACTACGACTTAACTGATGTAGACGTAGACCCTGACCCGGTGACGGCATCGGACAGTACAGCATTTAGCCCTGCGAAGAGTACAACGAGCACACTCACAGCAACAGATTCTGACGCAAAGAGCATAACCTCTACAGCTACGTCAGCTGCATCGACAAGTGACTCAGATGCTAAGAGTGTTACATCCGTACTTGCTTCATCAGCGACAGCTTCGGATAGTGTTGACTCATTTAATATTACAAAAGCAATTACAAGTGCAGTATCTACGACAAGTATAATTGTTAAGCAATTCACATCAGCAGTCGACTACGACTTAACTGATGTAGACGTAGACCCTGACCCGGTGACGGCATCGGACAGCATTAACACGTTCGGCATTACGAAAGCTTTGACGTCTGCTGCATCAGCAAGTGACTCGGACGCTAAGAGCGTTACATCCGTACTTGCTTCATCAGCGACAGCAGCTGAGAGCATTGTACTTACACTGACTCTAGGTGAGACAGAGCAGTATTGGGATGAAGTATTTATGTCTGACGGTGAGTCAGGCTTTATACATACTCCTAGAGTATTAACAATAGCAGATTATGATTGCCTACTAAACGGTGAACATAGCCTATTAAACTCATCCAGATTCCCAGACGGGTGTGCAGATAGCACCCGCTACGAAGCACATACAGGCACTATCGGGGCACCAGGTTTGGTCAACGAGCCTGTTATGAACCATGGTTTAATTACATATCCTGATACAAGTGGTGCAGGACTTGTGGTAGACTTCCACTATCCGACGTTGACAATCGGTGCGTACATGGCTAATATAACCACTATTACATAGGAGAAACTAATGTTAAAAGACAACATTAAAATGACGGGTGAGCTAAAACTTACTCTTACAAACGAGAAAGGCGATGTTACTAAAGAAGTAATTATCCCAAACACTGTAGTTACAGTAGGTAAGAACTTCATTGCATCACGTATGAAAAATGCAACTGCGACAGCAATGTCACATATGGAGTTAGGTACAGGCACAACAGGTGCAGTTGTAGGTAATACGACACTTGAGACTATAATTGCATCGAGCAGAACAGCGTTAACATCTACAACGGTTACGACTAACAGCGTTGCATATGTAGTGACTTTCGGCGCAGGCGTAGGTACAGGTGCAGTAACTGAAGCAGGTATTTTTAATGCTTCATCAGCAGGCACGATGTTATGTAGAACAACATTCTCTGTTATAAACAAAGCAGCTGCTGACACACTGGGTATTACTTGGACAGTCACTGTAAACTAGGAGTAGACTATGGCAGTTAAATTTGCTAATAACGCATATTCAACCTTAGCTGCTAGTATCACTAGCAGCGCTACGAGTGTTACACTTATAACAGGCGAGGGTGCAAGATTCCCTACGCTTTCAGGAGCTGATTACTTTTATGCGACGCTTATCGACAGCTCGAATAACCTCGAGATTGTTAAAGTAACTGCTAGGTCTACCGATGTATTAACAATAGTTAGAGGCTCAGAGAGTACGACAGCTAGGGCATATGCAGCCGGTGACAGGCTTGAACAAAGGATTACAGCTGCGGGTTTAGCTGCTAATAGTGACTTAGTTAACGATACAACCCCTCAGTTGGGTGGTGATTTAGACTTAAACAGTAATGATATTACTGGTATGGTTATCGGTACTGATGTACAAGCATACGATGCTGATACAGCTAAATTAGACGTAGCACAGTCCTTCACAGCAACACAAACCCTTAAAGGTATTACTGAAACAGAGGCAACCTCTTCTGCTTCAACTTACACAATAGACTTAGCACTCGGTACTTTATTTGAAGTAACACACGCTTCCCTATGTACGGTTACTATGCCTACCGCAGCAGCAGGTAAAGCATTTACAGTTATAGCAACCGTGCCAGCGGCATGGTCAGGAACTATTCTCTGGTCGGGCGGGGCAGCACCAACAACAGGCAGCGCTAAGACAATCTATTCATTCGTATCTAACGGTAGTAGTTGGTACGGTATGCAAGCTGGCACAGGGTTCGCCTAATGGCTTTCGCTTCAGACAAAGGACGGCAAGGTGCAGCTGGTGTCAGCACTG